CTTTTTTAAAAGTTTATTTTGTTCTTCAAGATACTCAATCCTTTCAGCATCTTCAAACATACCCGTATTTGTCATATTTCACACCCCACAAACGCCTTCACATTCATTGTTAAACATATCTAATTGGTTTTCATCTGGATCAAAATCTACTTCATCTAAAGGCTTACAACTTTTATGAGTATAATTTTTAATATTATCCTTTCTACTTATATCTCTAATTTCCTTATCAAGTTCTACAGCATCAGCAAATTCTTCTGGTCTTTTAGTTTTCATAAAATGCCAATACTTATCATCATGGAATGGACAAACTATACAAGCTGATTTTTCTGGTAAAGGTATTTTATTTTTAGTTAAATAATTAATACAATCTTGTCTTGACATATTTGCTTCAATCAATGGGTGTCTGTTAAGTATGTAAGGGTCTCTTGCTGGTTTCATTCTTTGAATTTCGTCTTTTGAAATACCAATCCATTGCTCAACATACTTATCTTTTGGAAAATGTTTTTTATATCCAACACCACAAAGTTCTCTAATCTTTTTTTTTATGGGTTGAATTTTATAATCATTTGTGCATTGACGCATAATCATACCTTTTTTACCTGTAATAGTTTCTTGGGTAAAAAATGGTGCTACAACAAAATCTGTTGTTCCTCTTGCAGCTATCATATCATCTCTAATATTTCCTTTTGAAACAGTATAAATTGGATAAGGTAAAACTTTCTTTAAAAATTCTAAATATCTATAAACAGCTTTAGGTTCATAACCTGTGTCTGCAAAGATTGCACAATCTGGTCTTGGTAATTCTCCACTAGCTGCCATTAAAGCCATTGTAGAACTTTGAACACCAGCACCTAAACTAATTACTACTAATGCTTTTTTTCTATTCTCATCTATCATTTTAATACCTCTATCTTTTTAACTACTGATCTTGGAAATACAGTTATAGTTCCAACAGTTAGCTTATCCCCATCATAAGAATATGATGTAAATATTTTAACCATCTTATCATTTTTACTAAATAAATAACCGGTATCTTCACACCAAGAATAAGTTAGTTTCTCAACATCTTCTAAACTATCATACCAAGATGGGTCGGTCACTATATCTTGCCAAATAATTTTTACTCTTCTATATTTAAACTTTGGCTTTGTACCATGCTTCATATAAATCCTTTATGCTTACTTTGTTATTAGTTATCTCAACTATTTTCTTAACCATTTCTGGATTAGGAAACCTTTTTACTTTAGCAGTTAAACACCAACGATTAACAGATGTACCCGGATTTTGTCCATCAAGTCCCAGCATTTGTCCAAAGACATAATAGGATAGTTTTTTCTCTTTTCTATATTCTTCAAGTGTCATAATTCCTTTCTTTGTTTATCTATTATAGAGGTATATATTATATATTTTATTTGACAAGATAATAATTTAGTTTATAAGTGTGTAAAAAAAACAAAGGAACTTATGAAAACTCAAGAAGAATTAATACAAGAAGCGTTTGCTTTTTATAATGGTGGTAAAGGATTAGATCATTGGTCTTATTCTTCTACATCATCACCATTCTCAAAAAATATAATTAACTATTCTTTTCCACAAGAGGTAAGAAGAAAATTTGTATTTAGATACAAACCATCATTTGGAAACTTAGTTAACAACACAGTTCAAAGATTAATAGGTGATGTGATATGGACATCAGAAAAAACCAAAGAAGAAAAATGGGATAGAGATTATCAATTAAATTTTGATAATGAATTAAAACAAATAAAAGATAAACCACCGGTTGACGCAAAGGATGAGTTTGCCAGAGAAGAAATGTTAGACTACGCACATAATTGTATTGGTGTGACTAAAAAAGTTGTGCAAGATATAATTGGTAAAGATAAATTAGTTTGTGAGAGATACGTTGAGCATAAAGAAATGACAATGATAAAACCTATCATTGGTAGAATTGATTATGAAAGCAAAACTAAATTTATAGAACTTAAAACTAAACCACCTAATATTAGAAAAGTTAAAAACAAAGAGGAATGGAATATGAGTTCGCAACCAATTCCAACTGAACCTACGTTTGATAACTTAACACAGACTTCGTTTTACTATATGTGTACTAAGAAAATACCATTCTTAGTTTATACTAATGACAAAGATCATATTATCTTTGACCAATCACATGAGTTAATGAAGAAAGACCATCTGGAGCATCTCTATTTTAAAATGATAGAGAAGATTTTATTCTGGGAAAAGATGATTATGTTTTGCAAGGGTAATATACAAGAACTTGCTATGATGTGTGAACCACCTGATCTAAATCATCCTTTTTATTATAAAGACTTAGCACCAGAACAACTACAATTAATAACTAACCTATGGGGAATGAAACATGAATAAAAAAAATATATACCAAAAATTGCACTCGGCTTGTATTGAAGCTGGTAGTGTTAAGAAAGGAGAAAAGGTAAAAGGTATGCACTTTAACCCTCTTCTCCACGACACCGTAAATGAAACTGCAACGCAATCATTATTGAATAATGGATTGTATCCAACTTGCAGTTACCTAACAGAAATAACAGATAAGAATATGGTAATGGTTATATGTACTATGAAAGTACATGACGTTGATGATCCAACACAATTTGTTTTAGTAGATGGTTGTTCTGCAATGGGTGGATTAGATAAATTTGGTACGGGTCAAGCCATGTCATACTCAAGAAAGTATGCGTTCTTAAATCTTTTAAATCTTAAAACAGGAATTAAAGATGAGGATGGTTATGAAGCCAAACCTTTTAAACAAAATTCTGTGGAGAAATCTGCAGAGCCTACATACATGGATGAAACTGTGAATGTAGATGAAATAAAAGATGAACTAAGAAATGCTAAAACTATACAAGGGTTAAATCTTGCCAAGAATAAGCATAGAGATAGTGTTCATTTTTTACTTAAAAACAATTTACGAGCATACAGACAGATAACTGATGTTGCTGAAACTCGTGAATTACAATTAAATAATGGTCAACAATAGTTGATGATAACAAAGGAGTAAATATGGAAGAAGTAATATGGGTAAACTTAGTACCTAACGAAAACAAGTCAGCAGATAACCATCCGGATTGGGTAGCACCCCCAAATCCTAATGCACCAGAGGGAAAGAAATGGACCATTGGTACAAAGATAGGAGAGACTTGGCACAATCCTGCAGGATGGAACGCAAAAGATGATAGTGGTAATTTAACTGGAGCAATCAAGATTAAATTGACACCTAACAATCCAAGTGCTGTTCCACAATCAGCTGGAAATAAGGGGTTTCCAAAAGCACCTATTTCTGGTAACAAACCAGAATACAAGTTTTAATTAAAAAGAAAATTTGTATAGTCTTAGAGGGGTTTTTTTCTTTCTTAGTTCCCTTCGTTAGTTTTCCCCTCTAGGACACAAAAAAATATGACAGTTAAAATCGCAGATTTAGATAAAGACATCAAGGCAAAGATTATTGCTGAACGTGAAAAAGATTATGGGGATTATCAACATAACTTTATTATGTTAGCTGAAATGTTTACATTGGTACTAGCAGATAGCTTAAAGAAAAGAATTAAACCACACCAAGTAGGTCATATTATGATGGCATTAAAACTTTATAGATCAACAAGAGGATATAAAGCTGATAACTACCATGATATGGGAATATATAATAACATGGCATTTGAACTACACAAAAAAGAGGTTGCCAAAAAGGATAAAACATGACAAAATACACAAGAATCAAAAACGGAGAGTGTAGTTTTCAAATTACCGAAGATTTTGATTCAGTAGAAAAGGCTGCAAATAGTTCCAATGATGGAACAAATGTAGAAGTAAAAATTGAGAATATTAAACTTGATTTTACAACAGTAAAAAAGGAGCATGATGGAAGCCATCAAAGTGCGTCTGCAGAAGCTAAAGGACCTTCAAGAAAAGAAACACAAGAAGTATCTGGAAGCAAAGTACAAAGCAAATAAGTATCAAAAAGATTCTTATGAATTGTTTTGGAAAATAGAAAAGACGCAAGAAGAATTAATGACAGCTAAATAGTTATTAATTTTATTATTAAAAAAAACAAGAGGAACATGAGGGGATTCTATGACTAAAAATAAAAAATTCTATGAGATTAAACTTGCCATGAAGGCGGGACACTACGAAAATTTAACTTTAAGGGAAAAGAAAATATATAAAAACGCTTTTAAGAATGGGTATAGATTATCCCAATCACATATTAAAAAAGAACAAAAAGTTTATATTCCTAAAAAAATTGTAGGCATATCATTTGCCAAACCTAGTTCAAGAATTGTTGAAAGTATTATTAATAAAATTTGTATCAAATACGAAGTACATAAAAAAAGTTTGATGAGCAAAACTAGAACACAAGATTTAGTTAGAGCAAGAAATATTATTCATAATCTTTTACATGAAAAATATAAACTAAGTCTTACAGAAATAGGTAAATATTTTGGACAGGATCATACTACAGTATTACACTCTATTGAAATGAAAAAAGATAAGAGAAGATTCTGGGGTACTCACCAAACTCTTTGGCAAGAATATCAAGATATAAAAAATACTATTTCTTAAATCCACTTAACATAGATTTATAAGACTTAGCACTTATTGTACTTTTAGCTTTACTGTTTGAAGTCCCAGCAGCTTTTTTCTTATTCATGTTATAGTACAAACCCTTCTTGGCTTTTGTTCCATCTTTTTTAGTATGATAACCCGGCATTATATTTCCTATTATTAATGTATTTATCAAAGCATAACTCATCTATACCATTATGGCAAAACCTTTTTTTCTCTGCATTAACTATCCAACCACCCATATCAGATGTTAATTCTTTATTGCATACCTCGCACTTACCACAGATAATAATTTGTTCTTTAGATCGTACCCAGCTTTTCTTTGCCATTATACTAATTCTTTTTGTTCACAAGCAAACTTAGTATAAGCACCATAAGTGTTTATAAATTCTGCACCTAATTCTATTATGACTTGTTCTGAATAACTATAGCCATAAACTGTACATTCATACATATCTTTAAATTCTATTTGAGTTGTTGATATTGGTTGACATTTGTTACCAGCAACTGTGCTACACATAACCATAAGTATAACAACAATTTTCATCTGCTTACCATTTTTTGCAGCTCCAATACCCAGCAGTTAATACACTCTTCTTGGTATCGCATTTGTGTCTAGCTCTAAATGATTTTCTATTTTTAGGATTGTTTTTTTTAATGGTCATATTGGCATCACCATATCTAATAAGTTTTATTGTATCACCAGACTTAGCAAGTACAGAAAATTTTTTAGTTTTAGTTCTATCATTCTTTGGTTTATTATAACCAGAAAATGTTTCACCTCTATATTCTATACTCATTATTTACCTCTAACAGAATCTATGAAATTGTAAATTCTTCCTATTTGTTTATCAACATTCATTATCTCTTCTGATAACATACCAATATGAATTTGTAATTCAACAATAGTTATTAATACATAAGTAGATAATCCTAAAAGAATTGTACCAAGTAAAGCAATCAGAGCTGTATTATGTTGTCGTTTCATTTAGCAACCTTGCCTTTGTTGATACCTTTTTTAATTACATAACTTTGTGTACCATTAGCACCAGTATTAACTTCTTGTCTTAGATGTTTAAAGATATTCATCTCTTTTAAATTCTTTTCTAATTTCTTTTTAAAAGATTCTAATACTTTATTGTCTCTCATTTACTTCCACCAATGTAGCCACCAATAACACCAATCAATCCTGTAACTGACATCTTCATTAGTGTGATTACACTTTCATCTACTGGTCTGTTTTCTTCTAGTGCTACCCAATAATCACCTATGATGATAACACCCAAAAGTATTAAGACACCACTTGTTATTAATAATATTACTATATCTTTAAAGTTTTTAATCATTTTCTTTTTCTCTTTTTATGTAACAATTTAACTCTTGATTGCCATAACCATGAAGTGAACTTAACAGAATAAGTTTCTAACCATGAGAACATATTATCTACTGCACTAAAAAAATTATAAAAAAATCTATCAATCATTGTGTAGGTCCACCAAAAAGAGCTAACAATATCATCATTACTATAAGTAAACCTGTGAAGTAATAGTTCATCCTCTCTATCTCCATGGGTTTATTTTTATAAAATAATGCTAATAACCAGTAATGTAATAACAACTATTGACACTTCCTTGTGGTCTGTCCAGTAGTGCATAGCTTGAGCTTTAATT